TCCCAATAGCGATCCGGCACACAAAGGGTGGCCGAAGTTCAAGGCGAAAGACATCGGTGACGGCTTTCGGATTCCGCAATTTGCTCCTGAACACATCGACGATGCCAACGGGCGAGTCAAGCTCCCGAAGATCGGTTGGATTCGATACCGCAGAACGCGTCCCATCGCGTTCGAGTGTGCGGACGGGATGCTCGTTCCCGGTGTCGTGAAGCAGATTCACGTCAGGAAGGACTGCGGCCACTGGTTCGTGATCTTCACGGTTGAGTTCGAAGTCAAGGTCCCCGACATGAAGGCGCTCGATGTTGGAATCGACGTCGGCGTCGTGCATGCCGTCGCGACGAGCGACGGACGATTCTACGATCTCGACACGGCGAAGATTCGCTCGATCGAGAAACGCATTGCGGGCTTGAAACGCAAGCTTTCGCTCAACCAGGAGTCGCGAAAGAAACTCGCGAAGTTGGGACTGGCGGAGCCTTTTGACAAGAAGTAGCCGAGTTGCAAGCGGCGTCGGCTCAAGGAGAAGCTTCAAAAGTTATATCGAAAGATTCGTTGCATTCGACAGGATTTCAACAGGAAGACGGCGCATGCGCTCGCGCAGGAGTACGGCTGCGTGTACGTCGAGGACCTGAAGGTGAAGAACATGACGGCGTCCGTCAAGGGCATCGTTGAGAACCCCGGCAAAAATGTGAAGCAGAAAAGCGGGCTCAACCGCGCCATCCTGCGCACGGGGTTCTACAGTCTTCGCCAAGCAATCGAATGGCAACTTCTGAAAATGGGTGGTGTGGTGATTCCCGTCGATCCGAGAGGGACGAGCATCACCTGCCCGCACTGTCAGACCAGGGACAAACGCAACCGCCCGACTCAGGCGATTTTCAAGTGCGTCAACGAAAGTTGCGGCTTCAAAGCGAATGCCGACGTGGTGGGCGCCCTGAACGTGTTGAGGAAGGGCCGGACAGGCCCGAGTGCACACAACAAAAAGCACATCGCCCATGTAGTGAGTATTGGGGAGCAAGGCTTTCGGCCGGAGGACTCGATGCCATCAATGGGAGCCATCCTCAAGCCACGCGATCGCGTGGCCCAAGGAATCCCCGCCCTTTAGGACGGAGGAGGAAGTCAACCGCCGAATCGCCGCCAGGAGAGGCGTTCGGAGAAGGGGTTCTCGCGTCCGAGGACGCCGTCGGAGACGACGTCCGCCACGGCCGTGCAGAAGTCGGCGCCGTGGATGCCGCCCGCAATGCTCAGGTGCAGCCCCGGCATGCCGGAGGCGCCTGCGACGGGCAGGCCGTCGGGGCTCGAGAGCACGGTGTGCGAGAGATAGCGCCCCTGAGACCAGTCGGTGGCGGCGGGGAAGAGCTTCACGCCCATTTCCCAGAGCGCCTTGTACTCCTTGTCGACGGGGCAGTGCTCCTGGGCGCCGAGATGCCAGCGGCCCATGATGCGCACGAACGTGTCGAGCGGCAGTGCGATGCGTCCCTCGGGCGTCCTCACGGCATGGCGCATCACGCAGGCGTCGCCCGAGAGGCTCACGTTGAGCACGGAGCGGGTGACGGGCGCAAGCGGCACGCCGCCGTAGGCATGTTCGGGAAGAATTTCAAGGGCGCCCGTGCCGCAGGCGACGACGACGGCGTCGGTCCTGACGGGCTCGTCCGCCGCCACGCCGCAGATGCGGCCGTTGTCGGAGATGAGGCCCGTCGCCTTCCTGCTGCAGAGGATCTTCACTCCCGCTTCGGCGAGGTGTTCCCTGAGCTGCTTGGCGTAGTAGCTCACGGACCAGGTGGTCGCGCGCGAGAATGAGAAGCTCCCGACGTCCGTGGTCGCATAGAGCGAGGGCTCGATGGCGGTGACGTCCTCAAGCGTCGCGGGGGACGCTTCGCCGGCCTCGGGCGAGACGATGATCGTGCCCGCGCTTTCCTGAAGAATGAAGCCGTGCTCCTGCGCCTCGGCCCTGAGCATCGACGTCGAGGCCTCGGAGAGCTCCGCGGCGAGCGCGTCCCTCGCCTCGCATCGCGCGGGCTCGCGGCATGCGGTCATGGCGGAGATGAAGCTCGGGTGGCGAACGGCCGCGCCGCTGCCGTAGACGAGTTCCGAGGTGTTCGAGGCGAGCGCCTTGAGGCGCGCAAGACGTCCTGCCGGACGTGCGATCGGCGCGGGTGCGGGGTCGCCGAGAACGGCGCCCGCACAGTAGCTCGCGCCCTGGCAGGGCGCGCGCTGGGCTTCGATGACGGTGACGTCGGCACCTTTTCTGACGAGGGACAGGGCGGTCTGCAGGCCCGTGAGGCCCGCTCCAACGACTGCGGCGTGCATGTACTGGTATTTTTTTTGGGAAAAAAGGAATCGGTCATTGTAGCCCAGTCCGCCGGTATGGGCCTCCCCCGCACGTACGGCTGGCATATACTGAAGGAACCGCTTTTTTCCGGAACATCCGCCATGACCGAACATACGACCGCCGAGTGCCCCTATCCGAAGCTTGAGGCTCCCGTTCCCCGCGCCGAGCGAGAGAACGATCCGCTCACCGAAACGTCCGTCGCCGAGCGCGTGCTCCTCGATGGCCGCTTCATCAAGGTGGTCGAGGAGGACGTCGTCCTTCCCGACGGACGTCCGAGCCGCCGCTTCGGCCTGCGCCACGGCGGCGCGGCCGGCATGATCGCCCTGGGAGCTGACGGCACGATCGTCCTCGAACGCCAGTGGCGCCATCCGCTGCGCAGGGCCTTCTGGGAGATTCCTGCGGGCAAGCTCGATCAGGGCGAGGCCGAGCTCGACTGCGCGAAGCGCGAGCTCGTCGAGGAGTGCGGCATTCACGCAGCGCGCTGGACGCGACTCGGCGAACTCAACAACGCGATCGGTTATTCCAATGAACGCATCGTCGTGTTTCTGGCCGAGGACCTCTCCTGGGGCACGCAGGCCCTTGACGAGGGCGAGCATCTCGAGGTTGTCCGCGTCGATCTGAAGGAGGCGCTCGACATGTGCGCCGACGGCCGCATCACGGACGTCAAGACCATCGTCGGCCTCTTCTGGCTCGAACGCCTTCTCGCCTCGCGCAGCGCCTGAGGCGCACGGTCCGCAGGGCTCGGGTGTTTGGCAATTCGACGGGCTCTGTGGTAAGATTCCAAAACTCTCGAAGCGGGTGTCGTATAACGGCTATTACCCCAGCCTTCCAAGCTGGAGACGAGGGTTCGACTCCCTTCACCCGCTCCATGAAAATCGCCTCGCAGGCAGTCGGCCCGCGGGGCTTTTTTGTTTTCTGCGCTCTTGTCGGGAGATCAAGAGCGCCGTCGGTTGCGGAAGAGTTTGAGCTTCGCAGTCAGTCTCAGAACGCCGTCATGGGCGGAGGATTGGATCGTGTTCTGCAGATGCGTGCCACACCTGAGTGGAAAGCCGCACGAGCCATGCCGAAGGGCAGGGGAAGGACAAAAGCTATCCGCGATACTCGTGTGCGGTTCCGCTTGACGAATACGACTTGTTGGTGAAAGTCGTATCGACAAAGAAGCTCAAGCCTACGCAGCACGATCTGCTGACGGGGCAATTCGTCAAGCACGAACTTTGGGAGCGACGCGTCGTGGCGGCTTGGCTTAACCTGTTGTACGCAGGTCTTGACAAACAAACCTACGCCCCGGAACAAGGCTCGGCTATATCGAAACTCTCCCGATTCACCGACGAGGTTTGGCTGCCTGACGAATGGCGCCCGTGCCGTGGTGGCAATTGAAAAGCTGTCGCCATGTTGCGGCAGCTGCAGGATCAAATTGGTGGATGGTGGAGAGCCGCCCATTCGCGAACGTGACACGCGTAAAAAATGGACATGATGACAAACCGTTCATCACCCTCTATGATGAAAACTAAGGAGCAGGTGCATCGCCAAACAATCAGATCAGCTCATGAAGAGATACGGGTGCGACGCAGATCTCGGTGTGGTGATGAGGGCTTGGTTCCTGCGAATCTTTCATGATGCGACTTCGGGCCGCAAGGGTTTTTGCGTGCTTTGCTCTCATCTTTTTCATGAAAAAAAACAGGGCTCGGAACTTAGTCCAGAGCCCTGTTCAGAAACTGGCGGAGAAGGGGGGAATACTAGAACCCTTGTGGGGTAAGGGTTTTAGGTGGTGTTTGTTTAAAAGAACCACCAAAAGAACCACCGGCGAGAAAAAGTGTTTTTACCGTGTTTTTTTGCTTGTTGCGTTTCGTGAGTCTCTTGCTACGCGACTTAGGAACTCACGAAGCGCCGCGATAGGGTAGGCCTTTATTCCTGGGTAGCCCACAGGGTCCGGGAAGCCACTTTCTATCGCCCAACGTCGCAGCGTTGCCTCCGATGCATTGAAAGCCGCAAGGACTTCCTCTTGTGTAAGGAAGGCGTAATCTGGAACGTTTGGGTCAAAAAGTATAGAGCGAATGCGTGGACCGTCACTCAACTTGTTTGCTGTCATTGTGTTCTCCTTACGCGGTCAGTTCAAGTCGTTCGTTTCTTTTGATCTTGCCTTCCTTCAAAAGCTCTCTGTAAATCCTGAAAAGCCCCTTCGGCGTCACGTGCGCCGTGACTGACACGCTCAGTCCTTTTTCCGGATGTGTGAAGTTCGACACGCGTGGTCGCAGAACGCCTTGTTTCACTCGGTCTGCGTACGGCTCATTTTTCGACGTGATCCACGAGTGTGTACGCAACCAGTCGAAGAGTTGCATGGACGGATAGCCGAGTGTCTTGGCGGCTTCTCTGATGAGCATGTCACCGTAGGACGCTTCGACCGTCTCTGCAAAGGCGACTTTCGGAGCGTCTTCCGCGACCTTGTGTTCAAGCGCTGCTTGCTTCTCCAAGGAGGATGCGAGCTGTCGCAGCGCCGTTGGATAGTCAGGCAGTGCCGGCGCGGCCACCTTGGCTTTGGCTACCTTCTCGCATTCGATGAAGTAGAGTCGGGCCTGCTTACCTTTGTCGTTTCGTTCGACCATGCAGAGCTCTTTCGCCATGCCGAGAGAAACGGAAAATTCCTTGCTCGGACGACCGCCAGAACTTTCGCTCAAAAATGAGCAAAAGTCCGTGTTCTCGACAAAGCCGAAGTCTTTGATGCGACGAGCTATCCAGTCCTTGAACTCGGTCTTGACGCCGAGGAACGCATGAAGGTCACGCGCGTTGACGGTCTGGATTTGTTCGCCGCCAATGTTTGCCGCACTCAGTGCGATGATTTCGTTCATGCGCTCTCCTTAAAACGGTACTTCATTCGATCAGTCCTTCCTCTTTCATGACACGGACCGGCTTCAGGTGATGCTTCATCACGTAGTGAAGAGCCTGGTCCATCTCTTTGTAGGTGAAGCCCTTGAATAGCTCGATCAGGCTCTGCAACAGGGCTTCTGCTTGCAGAAGGTTTTCTTGCGCAATAACGTGCTTCTCTTGCCAGATGCGCCAGGCGGCATCGACCTGACGCCATGCCGGCTCAATCTCACGCCTGAACTCTTCGCCTTCTTCGAGGTCGTAGGACAGGCGGTCAGCTAGAAGTAGAAGCCCAACGAGGTAAGCCCACGATTCGTGCGAAGGCTCCGTCCTGAAGGACTGCAGGTGAATGCGGTAGTCGAGCTCGATGCTGGCGGCTGCGCGGTCTGACAGTCCCTTGTTCGCCGAGATGTCGAGCATGTCTAGGTATCCGATGCGGTGTTTCTTCGGGTTGTATTTCTTTGTCCGCTTTTTCGTTCTTCATTCCTCGTCCTCCTTGATCTTCGATAGCAGGAACGTCTTGAGCACGAGTGCAGCATCGTCTTGCGAAACCTTGCTCACGTCATCGGTCACTTTCTGAAAGATCGGTTTTGCTGCTTGGTTCAAGATGATGCAGGTGCGGGCTTTCTCGTTCGTCGTGAAGTTGACTTCATAATGCCTGCCGTTCACGTAGAATCCGTAGCCCCACATATTCTGAGAGCCAGTAATTTCGCAGTTTAGGCGCTGCATCTGTACCCCTGCCCACTCCTTTTGAGCCTTCTGGAAAGCCTTTGCGTCCGTCGACGCACGCAGCATCGCTTGGCCGATTTGCTCGGCTTCGAAGTGCCACATGTCGGCGATATAGCCCCCTTCTTTGACTAGGACTCTTACAGAGGCTCCGTGCCTTTCGATAAGCGCTAGAAAGTCGCGATCCTCGTCAAGCGTGTTGTCGTAGTATTCCTTTACCCACGGCATGCCGACGATCTCGGCAATGGCGTCCTGAGCGGCGGCATCAATTTTTACTGTCTGACTCATTCCTCATCCTCCCACGGAGCATATCGAGCAGTCACATCCTCGCGTCCGAAGGCGTCCAATCGGCCGTCCCAAAAAATAGGCAGCCGGTGGAGCGAGCCGAACGGGATGAAGTCTTGCCCGTCGAAAACCGCAAACCCCTGAAAAAGGGTCTTGCCGTAGTACGGTTCCGGCGTGCCGGTGTTTTGATCCTTTTCTTTGACTTCGAGCCTGAGCGGCAAGCCGCGCGGCGGCGTCGTGTCCGGATACGTTTTCCATTGCGTCATTCCTTGTCCTCCTTAACCGGTTCAAGCATGGCAGGCGTTATCTCTAACGCATGAAGCGGTACGCTACCGAACCATAGAATTATCTGTTTTTTGTACTCGAGTTCGGAACCGAGGCGACCATTGTTGAGCTCAACTTGACGGGAGAAGTCCCCGTCGCTGATCTCGTCGAGCTTCTCCTGAAGCTCGCGGTCTTTCAGTCTGTATTTCATTTGTCATCCTGATTCACAGTTCCCCGACCGTGAGGGTGAAGCGCCGGTGATAGATGATCCGGTCTCTCGGTCGGGGAATTTTTAGGGGTTATTCAGCGGGTTCTTCGGATGCCGCTTCGATCTGAGGGGCGGCGTCAACGTCACCCTTCTCAATGAACTCGGCATCGAGGAAGTCCTGGTCCGTCGTTGCCTCGCCTCGGTCAGTCTTCTCGTCGATCTCGACTGCGCGGACGGCCTCGATGCTCACCGGCAGGTACTTGAACAGGCGGCGGATGACGGTCTTCTTGGCCATCTCCTCCCAGTGACTTGCCCACGGGCCAGTGTTGCCGGCCTTCGAAGTCGAGCGCACCTTTTCGATTTCTGCGCGGCTCATCACTTCGAACTGGATGCCGCCTCCCTTGAGCTTGGCGACTGCGTAGACATGAGTGACAGGACCTCGGTCTGCGGTCGATGCTGGCACATGCTGAATGTCGGGATCGAGGCCGAGCTGGTAGTTGAAAGTGTCCTGTGCGTGCACCGTCCAAGCCTGCAAGCTGATGATCTGCCCGGAGCGGCGGGCGAGGTCGATCATGCCGCGATAGCCGATGATGAGCTGTGCGTTCGGGCGGCCGGAGCGGTCCTTGCCGTTGCCGAAGGGCAGCAGGTAGCAATGCCCGAGAGCGGAGCCCGGTTCGAGGCCGAGGGCCGCGCACTGGAGGACTGCACCGTAGAAACTTTCAGGGGCACACTTGAGGAGCGCCGGGGTCTTGCGGCATTCGGTCATGACGATGCGGGTCAGACGATCGGGCGTCATGCTCTTCGGCATTGCGAGAGACATCTGCTTCTGGAAGCCCGTAGAGCGGACGACGTCGATGAGCGTTGCCGGGCGGTTCGGTCGTTCGGCTACGGCGGCAGGCTGCTGAGTGGCGGCGGGAGCGATCTGCTGTTTGAGAGTGTCGGTAGTAGACATAGTGTTTGTTCCTTATGGGTTAAGCGAGTCGGAGGACGCGGGTGCTGGTGGTTTTTGCGAAGGCCTGATACAGGTCGGGGTGGGACTTCTTGAAGTCTGTAGAGCTGAAGCGCGTGGTGCTCATGGCCTTGTAGGTGACGGCTTTTTTGCCGCCGAGCGTGAGGCCCGTCTTCTCACCGATGGCCATGATCAGGCGCGAGGCGACGGCTTCTTCCTGTTCCTTCAGGGACTTGATCTGCTC